GGCGGTCTGTTCATTCGTTTTGTCATAAATGCTGTGTGAGTAACTGGATCTCTTTTGTAATCCACATACTCCAATTTCATTTCATAAAGCAGGTTTGGAAAGAATCGTAGTGATGGATTTGCTTTGTTCCACATTTTTTCTGTGTGTACTTCTTCCGGATCATCCAGCCAGCAAATGAATGGTAGCGTTCCGTTATCCGGTAACTCTCCCTTTAAAATTTCCAGGCATGTATCTATCAACTGATCCAGCGGACCGTCTCTTACGTCTCCCTGTGTTGTGATGATTGTTCTTCGCGGAAACTGTTTTTTTCCAAGTCCTCCGGTAGCTACCTCTATCAATTTGTAATTTTCATAAGCGTGATACTCATCAAAATCAACCTTTCCTGGGCGTCCTCCATCTTTTGTCCCCGGAGCTCGTGTATGATATTTTAATTTTGAACCTGTATTTATGTTTGTGATACACTCCAAATTCCATTTAAAATAGTTTTTGAAATAATCTTTTTTATCTTCCAGAATATTGTAAATGTCTTCAAATGTCGCTTTTGCCTGATCTTCCGATGTTGCGAACATATCTATGTGATAATATTTCACGCCATTGATCGGTGTCATCAATGCAAAATCTTCAAATGCAAGATATCCATTTTTCCCAGCCCCTCTTCCCACCAAAATTACAAGTACAGGAAAGCGTAATTGTCCGTCTCTCCTGTATACGCAATTGTGAAGTGCAAAGCAAAATTGTTCCCATGGCAATAACTTATATGGGAAATGCTTTTGTAATCCCAGATATCTTTCTAATTGCTTTTCGTCTACATATACGTCTTCCTCCGCAAATACTTTTTCCACAAAGTCGCAAAGAAGCAGTTGTTCTTTGCACACAACTGCTTCGTCACTTCGCACGAATGCGATATATTCATCTATCTGCTTACAGATCTTCATCTATCATTTCATTTCCGGTCGGTTCATCAGTCGTCAACCCCATTTCTTTCAGGAGCTGAAGCATCTGCTTTTCCACCGCTACCAAATCCTTTACAGATTGGTTCTGTTTAATGATCGGATAGCCATTCGCGGAGGTTGTCTCATAGGCTACTCCCCTCTCTTTTACATCTTTTTGGAGGTCTTTTTTTATATCATATAGTGACATATAGTCATAAATAAGATCCATAAAATGAGCTACATTCGCGCCTTTTGCTTCTAGCTGCTTTATTAGCGAAGCCTTAATTTGCGCCTTTGTCGGCTTTTTTGTCTTTTCCATCTTGACACCAACTTTTTTATTTTTTATCATGCGCGACTCAGCGCGGTTTAGTCTTGCCCCCTACCCGTTGTAAGCTCCCCCACGAAAATTAGGGTATATGGGGGTAGGGGGGTCTGTTTTAGTGAAAAAAATCTCGCTGTACATGCCAATCACATCATCAAGTACCAGGAATCGGTTGCAACAGGACGTTCGCACCTCTGTCACTCTGTGTGGTGAGTTCCCGAACACTCTGTCATACTTGTATTCAATTGCTCTCCTGTATCCGTGTCCAGTAAACACGACATAGTCTCCAACTTTTACCAACGTTCTTCATTCACCTGTTTCTTTTTCTTATACTTCATTCGTTCATGTGCTCTGTCGTGGCAGTCGTGGCAGAGCGGCACAAGGTTCCTGTATCTCTGCCCTCTGTAGTCATAGTACTCACACAGTGCAAGCTCTGGGTACTTCTTAACATACTGTATGTGATGTACCTCTTCTGCTTTGGATATGATTCCCTCTTCTCTGCACCATAGGCATTCATTGTGGAATTCCTTCAGGACTTTCTCTTTCAGTTCCTTCCACTCTCTACTCTTGTAGAATCTATACAGCTTATCTTCTGCTATCAATTGTTTTATCTTTTCTTTTGTCCACTCTGCCATACTCTTTTGCGACGTCGCACGATTGCAGGAGCAGGAATCGAACCTGCTTCCTCCGGCTACTAACACCGGTGTGCTTGCCTTTCGCACCCTCCTGCTACATTACTCTACAATCACATTTTCTCTTTTCTGTAAAGAGAATTACCTTGTTCCTGTTCATATATGTGCAAGCATAATGATATTCCTTTCCATCATTGGTAGTGATCCTTTTGCAGTACTCACATTCCTTGCACTTCGGTATCTTGCTGTTCGCTTTTCTTTTGTTTGTTGTGTATCCGGGACACCCTTTCTCTGCCGGACAGTGCCGCCCTTTCTTGAGTTGGTAATAATATTTACAGCATGTGTTTTTACATGTAACTAGCATATTCCCTCCCAAATCAAATGGCAGCAATCAATTGACTGCTGCCACTGTTCATTCTCTTCTGTTGTTCTCTTTCGTTCTTCTTTTTTATCAGAGCGTGATTAGGCCACGCTCTGATGTGTGAAATTCTAAGGAGTCCTTTGTGATTCGTCTGATCTCATCTTTTGGACGCTATCATATTAACACGGTTTTTTGTCCTGTGAGTTTTTATTTTCTTAATATTTCCATCTTTTTTTATCCAGCAACCAATAGAACTTTCTCCTTGCCTCGTAATAGTCCGTATTTTTGCAATCCATTCCTTCCATCATTCGTAGATTATTAAATGTTACGCCTTCTTGCGTAACTGCTTTTAATATCCAGCTGTACAAATCCGGGCTCGCTTCTATTGCTGTCTGCTCAACTATCTTACACTTTTCTTCCAGCTCCATTCTTCTGATTGCCAGCTGTTCCGTGGCGCTCCCCTGTGATGGGCTTCCTTTTCCTTCCTGTCCATACTGGATGGCCTTTACTGTATTTGTAAGATTTGCAAGTTCTTCGCGCCATTCTGGATATTGATAGCATCTGTATTTTAATTCACAGAATCTATCTTTTGAAATATTATATTTCTTTTCATTGATCGGTCTTGTGTCTGGCATATGCTCCTCCTACGCTGTTCTCCGTGCTGCTACCACAGTCGTTACACTCTTTTTTGGAATTTTTCAAGCATTCTTGCTTTCCAGCCTTCCGGCTGTTCTTCTGGCTGTTCCTGTTCTTCTTCATTGTATAAAAATGATTTTATTTCCCGTTTACACTCTCCGCAGTAGCATCTGGCTTTTACCGCGTCTGCTTCAAATGTTGTTGCAAATGTGTCTGCTGTGCCAAGTATGCTTACGCTCTCGGCTGTGATTGCCACTCTGTAGATGGTTCCGTCTACGATTTCTTTTCCGCAACGGTCACAATAATATGCTATCATTTTGTACCTCCTAATAATTCCGGATTGTCATAGATATTACCGATAACCTTCATTTCGCATCTCTTGACATTTTGATGATTTAATGGCATTGGATAGCAAAATGGCTCACACCTACTGATTGCGTCTGTTGGAACCACTTCATAATGCCAGCCAATCGCGGTATCGACTGCTTGCTCTGTTATGATGTCAATTACACGGAATTCTCCAAACACTGCCTTTACAAGATCGTCCGGGTTGCCGTGACACATCAGAATATCATTCTCCCATATTTTCTTTCCATTCTTGTCGGTCAGTCCTGTATACTGGCAAATGGTATCTTCATCAACCAGGAATTCACCCTCAAGGCTTTTATCATTGATATAATTCTTGTCACTAAGATAGCCATGCACCCATCTTCCATTAAGATACTCGTTACTATCTATTGCATGGATATGTTTTGCTCTAAAAAGCATTTCTCTACTCATATTCCTCTACTACCTCCAACTCTTAAACCCAAAATTCCATGTGCAGATATTTTCCCGGATATTCTGTTTCCCAGTAATAATGACCGTAATAGTCATCTTCACAGCATCCAGTCCACTGTTCGCTCCATTCTTTGCATTCATCATTTCCTTGCTCTTTTCCTGTGTGATAGTCTGTAATATCGGCGCAATCCGAATCCATTCCATCCATATCAAGATTTTCTTTGCACCATACGTCTATTTCTTCGTTAAGCTTATTTCTCTGCTCAATCTTGTCCACTATTTCTTTTGGAATTTTACTCATAACTGTCTATCGCCTCCTTATAACGTTCAGCAAGTCTTCCACTCCCTGGACGTATCCGTCTTTATATTCTGTAGCCTCTTTTATTTTCTGGCTACACTTTCTCTCTGCTTCATTTTGCAACTTATTTGCTCGTTCTTCTATCTGGTCATATTCTTTCTTGTCCATTGCAGCCTCCTAAATCTTATCTCCTATAAGCTTTTCTGTTAATTTCATGTATAAGTCTTTGTATATGTCTCTTTCTGCCGCGACTTTGATGGTTTCGTCTGTGTTTTCTTGTTGTGATAATTGTTTTTCTAATTCCTGTTGTTTATCAGTCTCTTCCTTAATTCTGTTTCGAAGTCCATCATTTATTCTCTGTGCCTCACTCAGAGAATCTGTCAGCTCTTTCAGTTTTTCTGTCATAGTGTCGTCGCTTTCTGTAATTCCGAGCGAGATGGATAACCCCTTGTTAATTCTCTCTATTTCCTCGTCCGTACAGGTGCGTATGAATCCGTCAATTCTGTCTTTGCTGACACTCACAACCTGCTCACATAGCGCCGTAGATGGTAGATGGCATCTTACTTTTGCGTGTGTTGGCAGTGATTCATTTGGCTTTTCTACCAGATATGCCACTTCTACCATGTTCTGGCTTTCGTTAATGTCGTTGTTCGACACGATAACCGCCGGTCTACCTGTGTCCTGATTTATTTTTTTGATGTAGAATATGTCTCCTCTATATATTTCCATTGTTTTTTTGCTCCCTTCT